CAAATATAACTTTTGCCTGCGCCACTTTCGCCTGCAAATACAGTTACTTTGCCAAGTGGAATACCTTTATTAAAATCACCACTAATACGATAGTTAAGCGTATAATTTCCTGTTGAAACCCAATCAGTTGGATCATTATACCCAACACTCATGCCTGGTATTGCTTTTGTTAAATCTTTTCTAAAACGTGAAATGTCAAATGGTTTAGCCATGATTATGCCTTTATTGAAATATAATACAAAATGCGGGCAGACTTGTCAATAAATCTGCCCACATTTATTGTTATTATTCTGCTGTTTTGCGATTGCGAATCATGCTGAGAATTTCTGCAGCACGTTGGTTGCTATCACCGCTACTCTTTGGAGCAGTGCTTACTGGTGCACTGGCAACAGGAGTGTCATCTACATCAAAAGGTGCATCCTCTTGAACTGGTGCAGGACGGCTATAAGCTACTGTTGGCTTTGCAGCAGGAACATCATCAGCATCGCTGGTGTTGTTTCCTATGCCACTTGGCTTGTAATACTGACCCCAACGATTTTCATCATAGGTAGCGCCATCAACAGATGCTTCAAACATCTCCTTGATGATCTTCATTTCAGTATCGCCTGGCTTCTTTGGAAGGAAACTCTTCAAGTCAAACAAACCATATGCATCAATTGCCGCACGTTCTGTCTGAGTGAGTGCTGATTCCTTACGGGCCCACTTACTGGTAGCATAATCTGCATACTGACCCTTGCTCGTTTTAGTGACACTAAAGTCCAGACCACGATCATAGTCTGTCGGTAGTTCTTCAATATCAGGGTCTTTCAATGCAGCAATGATCAAAGGATAAATGCTTGGGCTAATTACAAACCTACGAATTGGATTCTCAGGAGTGCTGTCTTCGGTAAGTGGATTATCACGAACAAAGCCTTGGAAAAGATACGAACGCTTCTTCCAATACTTGCGACCCATTTCTTCAAGGCTCTTGTCCTTGAACCATGTGCGAACCTCAGTTAGAATTGGACATGTTTCATTCCACATTTCCATGCAAGGAACTTGAACAGTAACAGGCTTGCTGTTCATCTGACCCTTAACGCCTGCAAAAGGCAAGCGGATCATTGCACGTTCAACCCAGAAAAAATCATTCTTCACATCACCATCAGGCAAGAACCTGATACGTGCTGTTGAACTTTCTGGAATATCCCAATGGGGGTAAATTGCGTTATCACGACCGCCGCCGCTGTTGTTTCCGCCGTTGCGGGATTCTTGTTGTGCGAGTTTCGCACGGATTTCTGCCAATGAAGCCATAGTGTTTTCCTTTTCTGTTGCCTTATGTGCCTTATACAATGGAACTCTCTCCACTGCATATATCTATTTATACACCAACGATAAGATAGATGCAATATATTTCTTCAATTATTAGAAATTATTTTATCACGTAATGCTAATCCAACTGTTAAATCTTCACAGAGTATTATATGACTACGTTTAATTTCCAGTGACTGATTCGTAATATCGCCGCACACATCCTTAACATAACAGGTGTTTGGTGGAATGTCAATAGTTTTTGGTAAATTTTTCCACCATATAGGTACACTAAAAAAAAGTGGTTTATAATACCAATCATACCATTCGGCACTCCATCGTAAGTGAACTTCAAATATATTACCGCCCATTGTTTCAAAATTTACATAACCTGTAAACTCTGGCAGCAAGTTTTTCCATATATTTTGGGCTTCGTCTAAATCACCGTTTTCAATAGTCCAGTAATCAATGACTTTATGATCTGCGGTTTGGTAAGCAGTTGCTTTCTTGCAATGTATTACTTCACCGCCTAATAATTGGATATCGTATGAACAATGTCTACCAGTGAACAGCGGCATCCAAAAATGACCTGGAATATAGTCAACATCATTTATACTTTTCCAAACACGGCTACCAAGTGCCATGCCTTCAAGATTCATTATTGGCTTTGAAAATACAGGATATGATTTTGGGGTGATTCCGTGTGGAGCACACTCATAGCCAAGTGTTTGTGATAGCAATAACTTATTATAAACCCAACGTGCCCACGGATATAGAGGATATGCTTCTATATCCGTAAGTAATGGTGTTTTCATTAGCCCAACGGATTAATATAAACTGGTGTTCCATCTACTTGATCACCAGTAAGAATAATCTGATAACGACCATCATCTGTTGCGCCAAGCGAAACACTATGGTTTGGAAAATTAGGGATAACTTGTGAAATTACTGCCCAACTTGCTGAACCACTGTCAGTATAAGTCTGTGTTGATGCCCAGTTTTGAAGCCAAGCTAAATCAAAAGTTGTGTCACTCATTTAGATTTAATTCCCGCTACTGCTTGAAGCCAAGTTAGGTCAGCACTTTCTTTCATTTTTTTCTTGTCAGCAAGTGCCTTCTTCATTGTTTCTTTCTTGTCGCCATCCTTGTCAAAGTCAAGGTAATCTGGTTTGCCTTTTGACTTGGCTTCTTCTACCGTTGACTCATCAGTATATTCTACATCGTTATCTTTCATATAATCACGAGCAGTGTCTAGATAATCAACAGCCTTTGTAATCTTAGCCTGAACCCACTCTGGTAGGTTTTCATCATCGTCTAAAATTGAACGAAGTTCGTCAGCAGCGTCTTTTGCAGTCTTCAAATCGCTCTTAGCCATACGACCTTCTTGATCATATTCTGCCTTGTCATCTGCACTTGGCTCGCCACCTTCATGCTCTTCATGCTCATCGCTTTCTTCTTCTTGTGCGTAGATGTAATTTTCCATCAAAGGCAGACCTGCCAATTTACGCATTTCTTCAATATTCTTGTTTTTCATTGGGGTTCCCTTTGTTTTCTTGGTTTCTTCTTGATCATCAAAACGCTTGTCATCAGCATCTGCGTCTTCATGGTCTGGTTCACTTGCATCGCCTTCCTTAACTGGATAGGTCTTGCCATCTACTTCAAATTCTTTCTTACCACTTGCCTTAGCAGCAGCCAATGCACCACTGAACTCATTACCTTCATTTGGCTCTTCCGTTACAGCATCTTCTTCTTTCATATACTTGTCTTTAATCTTGCCAAGTTCTTCTTGACTTGCGCCTTCACGACCTGCTTTTGCAAGTGCAGCCATGCCATCTTTACCATACTTCTTTTTGCCAGTATAATATTGCAGTCCACTTTCTTCTACTTCTTCTTCACTAACAGCACTTTCATTATAGTCCATGTTATTATATTCGTCATGCGCCGTCATATGCAGCAAATCACCATGTGTTCTTGCCAAATCATCAAGGTCTTGGTCATCAATAGGTGTGCCATCGGTATATTGACCAGCACTAAAATATGCATCGCTGAAATCTGGATAATCTGTTGTATCAGGAATTACAACTTCCAGTGAATGAACATCAACCTGTTTGCCGTTAATTTCTACTGGAGCATTCATCGGGCTTTCGCCTATATTCATAATACTTTCTTCGAATTCATCGCCCATATTTCTTGACTTGCGTAAATCACTAGGGCGAACGTTAGGTTCTTTGCGTACTTCATTTTCATATTCTGGATTATCACGCATTGTGCCTAAATCCTTCATATATTTTTGCGCAAGCATAATTGCAAGTTTTTTGTCACGATTATATTCTGGTTCACTGCGTTGACCAAATGCTTCGCCTTCGCTGCTTACAAGATCACCCATGAGTGCCGCAAAGTTGGCAACATCATCACCATCTTTTGCAATCATGCGATTTGCAATATCACCTAAGACTGCACTTAGCAATGCAGTGGTATTAGTATACTGTCTTGTGACCATAAGTTTATCAAGACCTGTATCTTTTTTTAGCACCAATTTATAGTTTGGATCAAGAATTTTCTTTTCAACGCTACTAGCAGCTTCACTAATGCTTTTCATTGCATTTTCCTTTAATTTGCGATATGCACCAGCAGCACTGGCAAGGTAATTATCTAGATTTTCATTATATGTTTGTTGGGTAAACCAACCTTTAACTTCACTCAAATCGTCTGTTTGTTCACTGATTAAACCTGCTAGTTCTTCAAGACTTTCACTAAAATTACGACTGTTATTACTCAAACGATTTAAGTGACGTTTAATACTTTCTTTCATTTGTTGTGCAGCAGCAATAACATTGCCTGCTTCGGTTGCTTCAAATGTGCGTGTACGAGTAGCACTGGTAAAACGACTTAAATTTCGCATTTCGCCAATAGCACGAGAAATGATTTGACCTTGTGGGTCATAAGGATTACCGCCACGAGACACGTGATTTGCCATTGCCTTAGCACCACCAACACTCTTAAATGGAAGCAGGAATTTCTCACCATTTTCATTTACCAAATAGATTCTATCTACTTTAAGCAAGCGATTGTTTGGGTTTTCAAGCATTTTTTCATTATGAACAACATTAATCCGAACATTGTTTAGTGTTCCTTCACTAAACTTGCCTCGACGTTGCCATAGAACACGGCTTTCTTCTAGGGATTCTTTCATTTTTTTCTTCTCAGGGTTAAGTTTAATCATGTATTCATAATCGCGACGACTAAGTGTATCTTTAGTAATATCTCGCACATCAAAATTTAACATGTGACTTTTTGCCATTCGGCGCAATTCACGTAAAAAACGATACCAATAATCTTTATCCTCTGGCAACATGCGTTCAGTAATTGCGGTATCAAAAAATACCTTAAGGCTACTGCCATCAATTAGCGAACAACTAATATCGCCATACTGACGCCCACTTTCTTTATCAGTATATGTAAAGTTAAAAAATCTACCATTTTGTGGATCAAGCGTTGATATGCCGTTTTCATCACCAAGTTTAATTTTGGGAAAACGATTACGTAATTTAAAAAATAAATCTTCTGCTGCTTGACTGATATCACTCATAGGATTATTTATGCCTTATAACATAACAAATGGCATTGGTGGAATAATGTCAGCAGCTTCCATTGCCAAACCATCACTAATTCTACTGTCATACATTCGCAAATGCAATATCATACGCACAGCAAGCAACGTTGCCATAACTAGGTCATCTGTCTCGCCAGTTTTACCTGCATAACTTACGCCGTGCGCCACGAATGTTTTAAGTTCGCTGATTAAACTCTTGCTGCATAATTTAATCTTACCTGTTTCCATCCATAATTTAAATTTGGAACATGCTGCAATCTTACTCTTTGGTGTTGTATTAAATCCTTTACGGAATCTACGTCCACCACCAGGTTCACTTAAGAAACTGCCTGGTATATTTTCCTCACCAATATCAGCAACAGCATTAAGTGCGGCTTCACCAATACTATTGTTTTCTATACTATAATAGATATCGCCAGCATTACCAGTTGTTTCTTTAATATACTTACAAATTTCTGCCATGATTAGCACTTGCTTTTGTATGATAGTAAGATTATGCTGCCATTCTGCTACTTGCTGCATAGTAGTAGCATCAAATACTTCAATAGCGGCAGGATCACCACCTGTCCCAAGACTTGGGTCAAGTGCAACAATATAAACATGGTTACGCTGTGGCTTTTCATACCAACGAACTTGACCTTGTTTTTCAATTGGGTCAATGCCACTTAAGTCAACAAGTATACCTGGTGCAATAAGCGTTTCGTCATAGATAACGAACTCACAGTTATGTTCACGACGAAAACGGTCAACACCAACGCTGCTCATTTCACGTTCCGCCCAATCTTTATCACGCTCTGGGTGACGATCCCATGTAGCTAGGAATGGACTAAATCCATTGCGTCCAAGTTTGGTTTCATTGCCATGCGCATCAAATTTCTTATTGGCTTCTTTCCAAATATCAGCAAATTGGTCTTCATCGCTGTTAGGAGTAGAAGTAATGATTGCCTTACCACCCGTTGATAGTGTAGGGCTAATAGAAGTCCAGAACTCTTTTGCAATAGTTGGACGAACGAACGCCAACTCGTCACAGTATAGCAGTGAAATACTCATACCACGACCTGTTGTTTCGGTAGTGGTTGAACTTACAATACGGCTACCATTGTCAAATCCAAGCGAACCTTTATTATAATCAACTACACCTGCACGAATATGGTCTGGGCAATTTTCATAACCAAATCTAATACGCTGCATAATATCCTGTGCGCCAGTATATTTGTTGCTTGCTACAAGAATAGTGCTATCTGGAACAAACATAGCATACCATAACAAATAACCCGCCGCTAGTGTGGATTTACCCATTTGGCGACCTAACATGTTAATACTAAAGCGATTATTATGATAGTTGTATAACAGTTCTTCTTGATAGTCAAACGGACTAAGTTGTAATCTGCCCTTTGTAGGATGCTGAATATAAAAGAAATTTCTGATAAAATATTCTGGTCCAGTGATAGGATCAGCACACAAACTAAATTCTATTAGTTGTTGTTCAGTAATTTGCATACGAACGTGTGGTTTACGTATAAGTTTATTTTCTACGGGTTTTGCCATGGAAATATTTATTGACATAATTTGTATGTATAGTATTATTAAATTGTCATAATAAGAAAGTAAATACAATATATGTCGGACACACTGATACTGAACGCAAACTATCAGCCGCTTAGTTGGTTACCGCTTAGCGTCATACCATGGCAGCAGAGCGTTAAACTACATTTTATGGATCGTATTAAGATTCTTGAATACTACGATGATTGGGAAATTCATAGTCCTTCAACGACTATGTTTGTGCCTGCGCTTGCCATAACCAAAGATTATCATAGTTTCAGCAAAGGCATTCGCTTTAGCCGTCAGAATCTGTATATTCGTGACCTATTTCAGTGCCAATATTGTGCCGAGACATTTGAGCCACATGACCTTAACATTGATCATGTCATTCCTATTAGTAAAGGTGGCAAAACCAATTGGGAAAACTGTGCTACATCATGTAAGAAGTGTAACCACAATAAAGGCAATAAGTTGATTAAGCCAATTCGTGAGCCGTTTAGACCAGATTACTGGACACTAACTGCTCGTCGCAAACAGTTTAATTATAATATTAAGCATAAGAGTTGGTTAGATTACGTTGGTTAATGTGATGGACGTTTTGTTGGCTTAAATTTAGCAACTGGACTTACACGATTTACTGCTTCATTTTCGTCTTTATTAGTATAAGGACTAATGCTCTTTGGTGGCATACCAGTTGATTTACTTGCGGCAAGCATTGTTTCTAAACTTCCTGCATCATAAGGCATAACAATCATTTTATCGCCTAAGTTAGTTTGATCATCAAATGCATCTGGCTGTGGGTCAGGTGCACGAGCCATCATAATACCATAGCGATACATTTGATAGAAATTAGCACTAGCATCAGGGATAGTATAAGCACCAGCCATACCACGTGCTTCATATTCAGCGTGATCACCTGAACGACCTTGCTTGTGTTCTGCTTCTGTTTGTTCAGAAATAAATTCTTTGGCTCTCATACTATTATTTACCTTTTGGAGGTTTTTCGTGAGTTAAGAATGGACGAGCAAACCATAGTTTAAACCAATCGTTGGTACCAGGTTGTATATTCTTGCTGCGTTCTTTTTTATGAAGATGCGTTCCATGCTGACTCAACGCATAGCCTAAACTTTTATCTTCGCAGAACTCACTCGCTCGCATTGCGTTTAATCTGCTTGCCACTGTTTTGCGGAACTGGACTTTTTTGATTTACATAGTTTGGTTCATCACTACCATCTGGTGTCAAACGAACAC